GCCCTCGTGCCTCTTGCTCGGTCTCCACGCTTGCGCCGTCCGCCTCGTTTGGGTTTGCCCTTAGCTCTGACAAAGGCTACCATCCCGTCATCCTTGTTCTTCATGATATTGGTCGCCTGGAAGGACTCAATCAACTCTGTCCGTGACTTATCCTTAATTACAGACCGAACAGAATCCTTGACGGCTTGCTCGGCTTCAGGGATGCACGCCTTTATAGCTTCCTGAGCGATATCCTCAAAGTCAGACGACAGAAGATCGCTGAGAAGGTCATCGGGCATGTCGATTGTCATTGTAGCCATCAGACCACCTCCGAGAGGTACAAAGTAATGGAATTGTCTTTCTTGACCCTGTAGGTCCTTACGATGCGATATGAGTCGCCGTCATAATTGACTTTGCTCGGGGTCTTGTTGTTGGCTTCCTTCGCCGCTCTGTAGTCTTCATAGTTCACAGTCGCCGACAAGGACACCTTAATGTCCGCCATCACCGCCTGATAGAACTCTGTCCGCCGTACAGATTCAACGTCAGCCATACACTCGAAAGTCAGTTCCGTCTCTGTCTCAAATCCGTCTTCGTCAGTTGTATGTGTAATGCTTACTAACTCTATTACATCATTTTTCATCGCTTATACCTTCCGATTTCCGCAAGTTGTCCTGCTGTGTCCGGAAAGCCTCTTCGTACCATTCACGGCCGCTCTCGTCTCCCATTCTGACCATACAAAAAGCAATGATGCAGTCTTCGATCAGAGCACCTCCGGCCAAGACGGTCTCCTCAGACACGCCCGACCGGATGAGCTCCATCTGTCCTGCTTCAATGTTCCTCTGTATAGTCGGCAGAAGATTCGTAGCGGCGGCAGTAGATAACCGGAGGGCATCCGCTACAGCTCGCTCGAGTTCTGTCATTTCTTCGCCCTCCTCTTTATGGGAGCAGGGTTTTTCTTCTCTTCCTTCGTATCAACCTCAGGAGCCTCAGCTTTCACAGGAGCCTTATTTGTGGCAACAGCGACACCCATAGAGATGGCTGCCTTTGCTCTGACCTCATCGAGGTCTCTTTCCTGCCCGGGCTTTACAAGCTCGCCTGTACTTGATATAAGCGTTTCCGTCAAAAACTTAACCTTCATCGTTCCTGCTCCTTCCGTTTGATTAAATGCTTGCTACTCTGTTGATGAGCTGGATGCCCTTCTTAGAGGTGATGCCGACACCGGCAGTCTGAAGACCACGAACACCGATGAGGTTTGCATCGAAGTACTTTCCGCCCTCGTCTGTGCTGATCTCGTAGTCGCCCCACAGAGGCATCGTAATAGCCTTGGGCTGGCCGTATACCATGAGATTGCCATCGTTATAGCCTACACCGGCAAGGTTGGACAGTATGCTGAACTTAACAGCAAGTCCACCATCCTGGATGGTTCCGTTGTTCTCATCATCAAAGGTGATATCAAATACAGCCTTCTTCTCGTTTGTTCCACGGATTGCGCCGAGGGTAGCGAGGTCAGCCTTGCACAGATACAGCTTCGTGCCAGCCTCAACGCTCTCATCTGCGTTGAATCCAAGAACGAGGTTACGAACGAAGTTCTGATCCAAGAGGTAAACCTTATCCTCGCTCATCCTGTTGGTTGCAGAAGCATCAGCGATCAGAGCGGCAACGATCTGAGACTTTGCATATCTGCGGAGTGCAAGATAGGCAACTCTCTGAATTGCTCCCAGGTAATCAAGGGGAGTCTCTTTTGATACCAGACGGCTTATGCTGTCAAGTATGCCCCATGTTACAGGGCTAATCGAACCCTTGTCAAAGGTTGCAGCGGTTCCACCGATATTAGGACCGTCTGTTACAACGGCAGCGGCTGCATCGGTCTTCTGATATGCAAATCCATATGAACCGATTCCATCAACGATTACTGCGTTAACGTCATCAACGATAGAGGATACAACCTCGGGAAGCAGTGCGATGTCAGGCTTAACTGCTGAAGGTGTCAGGACACCAGCGGCAAGGAGCTGACGGGTTTCCATGGTTATGTGACCAGTCTCAACGAGCTCTTTTGCTCTTACTTCGATATTGCTCATTTTTCTTTCCTCAACTTTCTCGATTACTTTCTCAGCCTCTACGACACCGGCAGAAAGTGCCTTCTCAGCGGCTGCTCTTTTTTCCAGTTCTTCAAGCTCTGCCTTGCGCTCTAAAAGAGCCTTTTTTGTTTCGGTTGCCTTCTCAACGTCCTCGGCCTCTGTCATGTCTCTAACTTCGGCCTCAAGTTCTGCGAGCCTTGCGACAACCTCGTCCATGGTCATTTCGTTAATCTCCATGTGGGTATTCCTCCTTATGCAAACTCAAACTTCAATTTTGCTATTCTGAGCTTCTTTTCAGCCTCAAGTCTCTCCGCTTTCTCTTTTTCGATCTCTCCGTCAAAATAAGAGCGTGCTGAAATGATCTCAATATCAGTATCAGGATTTGCCGGGATGGATACGGCTGAAACGTCATATACCTTCCCAATCCTGCTGATAGTCCTTGTATGGGTCTGTCTGTCGTATTCGTCCTCAGCGACCACAAAAGCGAATGACATTTTATCAATGAGACCCTTCATTATGCTGTCATAAAGGTCACGGCTTGCCTGTGTGCTTGACAAGTCAGCCTCAACGTGCAGGCCCTTTTCATCCACGCTTATGTCAAGCGTGCCATTTTTCTGCCGTGCATAAACCATGCCCTCATGATTGTATAAAAAAATCACATCCGATAAGTCTGCCTCGTTAAATGCTTCAGGAGTTATCTGTTCCTTGTACTCTGTGCCGTCTTCGTCCGTGAAAAGGACATAAGGCTCAAAGGTGGAAGCATAGCCTCTGACCTTGTAGTCCGGTTCGGCATCCTGTCCAGCATTCTGTTCACGCTTTTCAATGTTTAACGCTCTGTATTCTCTGTTACTTTTTATCATTGTTTTCACCATCCTTTGTGTCATCCGGATCCTGTGCCGGTTCTGTCTCTTTATCATCTCTTGGGGCATCTGTCGGAGCGGCATCGAGTCTCATTATCATCTCATCGCCACCCTCGAACGGCTCCAGACCCATGTATTTGAGTCGCCATTCATTGCGAGTCATGCCACCATACAAGACAACCTTCTGGTAAAGCTCCATCTTCTGAGTCATAGTCAGGAGCTGTCCTTCGTCTGCTTCGTAAGTGATGTAATTGTCGTATGCGCTCGCCTTACCGGCATAAACCTTTGAGGTTAATTCACGGCTCAGGGCAACCAGGAACGGCTCTATCTTCAGCCTGTAGAAGTTCTCAAGCTGTTCTGTCTTGACGTTGGCGGTGATAATGTCATCGTTTACACCGAAATACCGATAGACGTTTTCCCGGATCTCCTTCATCTGCTCATAGGTTGCAGTTGATGGATCCATGGAGATGGGGGTAAATTCCTGTGTTGCATCGAGTGAAGCAATGCCGCCCTTGTTCTCGAGGTTCAGATAATCCTTCACAAAGTCGTCATGCTGTTTCTTGATGGCTTCAGGAGCAAGCATCGCCTTTGTGCTCTTCAAAATGCCTCGAAGATTAGCCGTTGCCTTGATGCTATTGGCGAGACCTTCATCGGCTGTGTTCAGAAGCTCCAGCGTTGACAGGATAGCAAGGTTAGCATCTCCGTGAATGTCCGATGTGTTGTAGTCTTTTCTGACCACCGCCAGATTATCCCACGACAATGCCATCGGATTGGCTGGCTGTCCTGCAAAGTAAAACTTGATGAACAGACCATTCTGATACTCGATAGCCTCGAACCATGAATACGGCACAGGATAAAAGCCACAAGCCCGGCCACGATCATCACGTTCGATGTAGATAAAGGCATTGTTGTATATCTCAAGCCGTGTCCGTATCTTGTAGAGGAAGTCCTTGCCGTTCATGTACATGTTAGGCCTATTGTTCAGGATCCTCTCCAGTCTCTTATCAGAGCAGACACAGCGCACCTTGGATGAGAACTCCGCCAAAGGTCTGATGCAAGCCCTCACAATGTCGCTCTTGTAGATGTCAGAGCCAAAGTTAGTGAAGATTGCGTTGTAGACTCCGAGTTCTCGCCACTCCTGCACCTGTTGTTTTTTCCCTAATGGTTTGAAAATGTCGATAAAACTTCTGAAATTCATTATCATCACCTTAATGACGGAACAAACTCATCTTGATGCTTCGTATAGCCAACATAGGCATTCAGCAAACTGACTGTCCCGTCAATACGTCTGTTCGCTTGTATCTTTACCGGTTGAATGCTCTCGATTCCGTCCTTGTTCAGACTCTTCTTTGCTGTGTTTGATAAGCACCACCGGAGGATTGGATTATTCTGGTAAACAATCTTGTGGTCTTCCAGAAGGGCCCCGAGGCTCTTCATGGGATATGACCATGTGATCGGTCCTTGTGGTATCTTCTCCATATCGTAGCCGATCTCTGACATCTCCTCCTGCCAATATCCGGCAAGGGCTCTGTCGTAGCATACCCACAAAGGTCTGATGTCATGTTTGATGACCATCTCGTTAAACCACTCTGTAACCTTGTGATAGTCAACGCTTGCCCCTTCACAGATGGTGAGCCAACCTTTCCCCGCCCATAGCTTGTATGGTGCTTCCTGAGCGTTTGAGAGGGCTACGTTTTGGGTGCGTGCCTCCGGCAAGAAGTACATCTGCAGAACATAGAGGTTGTCATCATCGGGCTTCTGAATTATCAGCGTTGCACAGGTCAAGTCAGTCGTGCTCGACAGGTCACATCCGCCGATCGCATACGAGTGCTCGAGGTATTCCATCGGAACAACCTTCTCGTTGATGATAGTCGCCATCGGAAGCCACGAGGTCACCTCGTTCTGCTTAACGTCAAAGTCCTTCACCAGCAATGTGGGAAGGTAGCTCGGATCGTTCCTCGCTCGTTCCACGTCATCCGCAAGCTGGACCGATGATTTGATTGTTCCCAGACCAGGATTGGCTTTAATCCATGCGTGAGGGTCCTGCCATTCAGCTTCTGTGTCGAGCTTGTAAATAACAGGGAACATTCTGTCATCCTTGATATTCCCCCTCGCCACGTCTACCGCATAATCATGCAGACTGTCATACAATCCATCACGTCTGAACCCCGATGTCGTAATACATCCGATCAGCGGCTGCTTACGTGCCTTCATGCCCTGTCGGAGCACATCGTACATATTTCTGTCCTTCTGTTCGTGTATCTCGTCCAGAGCAGCAAAATGTATATTTAAACCGTCCAGTGATTTAGACTCATTCGGCAGAGGCTTCATCACTGAACGGGTCATCTGAAATGTCAGGCCTTCACGAGTCGATTTAATCAATGCCTTGAGGTCTTCGTTCTGGTCGATGATGTTCCGAGCCACGTTGTAGATGATCTTGGCCTGGTCGAGTTTGGTCGCCGCCGAGTAAATCTCTGCGCCTTGCTCTCCATCCGCCACAAGCATATACACCGCAATACAACCGGACAGGAAGCTCTTTCCATGCTTACGAGCGACCTCGAAGAAATACTCACGGAATCGCCTTCTGTTCGTTCCCTTCACAAGCCATCCAAACAGGCACTGAACAAATGCCTTTTGAAACAGCTCCAGCTTGACCGCTTCACCGGCATGATCGCCCTGGTAGTGTTTGCAATATCCCTCAATGAAATTGATGACATACTCGCCTGTCGCCTCATGAAAAAAAAATGGAAATGATTCGTCCTGCATCTCCATCTCTTTGACCATCCTGTCATAGACCGCTATGATCTCTTCGCCTGCGATGATCTCCCCACTTTGTAATTTGTCGTTGTACTCCTTAACGTAATTCAAGCGGCTTCCCTCCCGCTACAAGCCTTGCCAGATTCTCGCCGGCTCTCGTTACCGATGCGGCCTTCTGATCGGGCAGCATCTTATCCAACTGACTGATGATGCTCAACATGATCTTCGACTTGGCATCATAAATCTTCGAATACGGATTCTCACGCATGATACTGTAGTCACCCTGCGGCATCTCCGTGACTGCTCCCTCGTCATTGATGTGCTCCGTGCACTGATCCAATATCACAAGCACATCTGCCAATCGCTTTATCAGCTCCTCCGCCTTCTTCTGGCTATCTTTCGGGATGTCCTGATAAAGTTCTTTATATCGCTTGATGTATTTCTTTTTTTCGAGTTCGTACATGGAAAATCACCTAAAAAAGGGGTCGTTGCGTTTTTGCTGTCCGGGTAGAGTGATG